GGCGATAAAAAAATGTTGAAATTAATGAAAGAATCATTGATTACAATGTTGACACGCAAAACCAACAAAAGCGAAGCGGACATTTCAAAATTAATGGACGCAACAACATGGTTCACGGCAACGGAATGTTTGACGAATGCGTTATGCGACGAAATCGAACAATCCATTTCATTGAACAAACCGCGAATCATGGCAGAAAATGCAAAAAACGCTTATAAAGAAGCGCAATTGATAATTAACAGTTTTAATAATCAAAACACAAATCAAATGTTGAAAGTAACAAACAAATTAGGTTTGGACGAAAACGCAAATGAAGAATTGATTTTGAACGCAATTGAAACCATTGAAAACAAGTCGAAAATGGATTTGGACGCAATGAAAGAAAAATGCGCAAAATTGGAAGCGGATTTGTCGGACGCCAAACAAAAAGTTGCCGAAATGGAAAAGGCAAAAAATGAAGCGGAAGCGGAAGCGGAAGCAAAAGCGCAAGAAGATTGTAAAAACAAAGCAGTCGAATTGGTAACGAATGCCGTGAAATTGGGCAAAATCGTTAACAAAGAAGAAGTAATTGAGAAATGGACAAATTTAGCAATTACAGACTTTGAAACGGCAAACACAATGATTGACGGGTTGGCAGTTAATAAAAGCGGAAACGTTTTAAATGTTGACGACAACGGAGAATCAAAATTGGGTTCAGCAGTTGCAAGCGCAATGGTAGAAATCAGAAACAAATTAGAAATTTAAGAAATGGAAGCATTAAACATTCAGGACACGTCATGGTCAGGCAACGCAGCGTCGTACATGATAACACGCGCAGTAGTTGGCGCAGACACAATTGAAAAAGGAGCGATTTACGTTGAAGACGGAATCCGTAAAAAAAGAACAATTCCGCGCGTTGAAGTTAGCGGATTTATGCAAAAAAGAGCAGCAACGCCAACAAGTAACGGAAGCGTAACAGTTGACGGGGCGGTTTTATACCCGCAAGATTTAATGTTGTATTATGAAGTAAACCCGCGTGATTTTGAAGCGCATTTTTACGCAGAGCAATTACAACCTAAATTGTTAGGACGTGAATTGCCGGTTACAGCAGAGAATTTTATCGTTATGCAAACAATGAAACGTTTGAACGAATTTTTCGAAAACGCAATTTGGAAATCGAGAACACAATACGACGCAAGCGGTTCGGCAATTGATCCAACGACAAAAGGTGGCGCAGCGTCAGACGCGAATTATTTCTATTTTGACGGATTGGTAAAAAAAGCATTGGATAACAACACAACTATTCAAGTTGCTTCGCCAATTGCGTTGACATCTTCAAATATCCGTGACAAATGGACGGCTGCAATTAACCTTGTACCAGCGGCATTGTTATTCAAATACGGGAAAGGTGGCTTAAAATTCATCGTTTCTTATGCGGATCAATTGAAATATGAAGAAGCGTTGAGAACAGATAGTTACAAAAACATTCGTTCAGACGAAGCGGCATACACAAAATACAGAGGTTACGACGTTGTACCGGTTGCGGGTATGCCTGAAAATACATTTTTTGTTTGTATTGCAAAACCCGACATTGATTCAAACCTTTGGTTAGGTATCAACAGCACCGAAGATAATCAATTGCAATTGCAACGTTTGCAAAACAATTCTGAATTATTCTTTGTAAAAGGATTGTTCAAAATGGACACGCAAATTGGATTCGCCGATCAATTGGTTGTTTACACAACAATGACAGCGTAAAAGATAACGGGGGTAATTAATTTGCCCCCATTTTTAAAACATTTCAAAAAAATAAAAAAATGGCAAGATTTGACAATTTACCGGGAGATAACACAGGGCGAGTTCTTACACTTGCAAGTGTTAAGCCGGCGTACGCGTCAACGGTTTCAATTACACCGAACGCGTCAAAAACATACGTTCAACCGGCAACATTGACAGGAGCAATGACAATCAATTGTGTTGATTCATTGTGTCAAGAATTTGACGAAATTACGTTTATCTTAAAATCGGACACAACGAGCCGAACAGTAACGTTTGGAACAAATTTCGTAAGCGCGGGAACAATTGCACCGGCAATCAGCAAAAGCGCAACAATTACGTTTGTTTACGACGGAACTAATTTCGTTGAAACAGGACGAGCAGTACAAGCGTAATTTAATTAATCTTTGACACATGGAAAATGTAAAAAAAGCACTTGAAGATTTTCCCCATGTACAAGTTGTTTACATGGTTGGTAAAAATTGGTATTTTAATAAACCAAACTTTGAGCACATAGAATTAACACGGGATGAGGTTCTTGGTTTAAAAAAAGAAACAAAAACCGAAAAGAAAGAGCGTGAGCGTTTAGAAGCAGAAGCATTGGAAGCGGAACGATTGAAAGCAGAAGCAGAAGCAGAAGCATTGGAAGCGGACGGGGCGCAGTAATTAATTAATCATTAAAACCCTTGTTTAGTAAAATATTCAAGGGTTTTTTTAAACAACAAAAAAATGAGTTTACCAAATATTACGTTTAATTACGGTCAGGGCGGTTTGGGACGTACATTGCCGGGGAATGATTACATTTCCGGGTTAATGTTTGTAAATTCGTCGTTGCCGTCAGGGTTTGCGTCAACAGCAAGGATAAAAAAAGTTTTTTCATTAGCGGACGCAATCGCATTGGGAATTGATAATCTTTATTCCGACGAAACAAAGGCGACGTCAACATATACCGTAACAAACAAAGGGGCAGCGGGCGACGTTGTCAAAGTAGTTTATACAGATTATAACGGGACGGCGATTACATTGTGTGAATACACATTGGTAACGGCGGACACAAGTTCAACAACAACAGCGGCAACAGCAGTTACCGCAGCGATAAACGCGTTAACAAATACACACGGGTTCACGGCAACAAGTTCGTCGGCAGTTATTACAATTACAACGAAAAAAGGCGAAGGAATTTTTCCAAACAGCGGAACGCCTTATTCAATCGTAATAACCGGGACATTTGCGGCAACAATTGCGCAAGCGGTTGTTAGTGGCGTTGCTTCAAAAAGAATTGTTGAATATTACCATGTTTCTGAATTTTTCAGATTGCAACCAAAAGGCGTTTTGTATGTAGCATATTATGACACATACGACGCGGCAAATGTTGCATTGGTTCGCGATTTTGCAAACGGCGAAATTCGTCAAATGGGAGTGTTTCACAATTATTCAACGGCATGGTCAACCGGTCAGGTTGGCGCGTTACAGACGCAAGCAACAGCGTCACAAACATTGTACAAGCCGTTGTCAATTTTATTTGCGCCGGAATTTTCAGGAACGGCGAACGTTTCAGCATTGACAGACATTACCGGTTTGAGTTCCAAAAATGTATCGGTTATTATTTCCCAAGACGGAAACGGATTCGGGTACAAATTATGGAAAACAACCGGAAAAACAATTTCAGATTTGGGCGCAAAATTGGGCGCAGTTGCATTGTCAGCGGTTAGCGAATCAATCGCATGGATTGGCAAATTTAACATGTCAGACGGTACGGAATTGGAAACAGCAGCGTTTGGAAATGGACAATTGAACAACGATTTGTCGGATTCATTGTTGACAACGTTAAACGATTACGGGTACATGTTTTTGCGCAAAATGATTGGAATTGGTGGGACATACAACACACCGCCAACGACGGCAACATTGCCAACGTCAGACTATCATTTTGTTTATTCAAACAGAACGATTGACAAAGCAACGCGTGGCGTTAGAACAACATTATTGCCGGAAGTTAGCCGACCTATAACGTTAAACAGCGACGGAACAATGACGGCGGGTTTTGTTGCATACATGGAAAGTCAAGCGGGGTTGTCATTGGAACAAATGATTCGCGACAACGAATTGTCAGCGTTTGACGTTGCAATTGATCCGTCACAAAATGTATTGTCAACAAACAACATTACAGTTTCGATTCGTTTATTACCTATCGGGGTGGCGGATTTTATTACGGTAAATATTGGTTTCACAACAACAATTTAAAATTAAAACATGGCAGCACCATTAATAAACGGCGTGGCATACGGTTGGGGCAACATTCAAGTAATGTTGTTCGGGAATCCGTTGACTACAATTACCAAAATTGAGTACACGCACAAACAAGAAAAACAAAACATTTACGGCGCGGGTAACGAACCCGTTGCGCGTGGATATGGTCGCGTTGAGTATTCGGGTTCGATCGAAATGAAAACGGACGAGTGGAAACAAATAATTGCAGCGTCGCCAAGTAGAAATCCGTTAAACATTGCACCGTTTGACATTAACGTTGTATTTGGTGGGGTTAATGTATTACCGCAAAAAGACACGTTGAAAATGGTTGAGTTCATGGAAAACCCATTAGAGGGTTCAGAGGGCGACACGTCATTAACGGTTAAAATTCCAATAATTATCGGGGCAATTGTCCGTTAATTAAAATTATTCTAAATTTACACTTATAAAAACTATTTTATGAGTGTAAGTTTAGATTTGGAAAAAGTACAAAAGGAAGCGGATAAAATCGCGGAAAAGTTAAGCAATGAATTAAACACGAAAATTCATGCACACGTTATCGTTACAGACAAAGACGAACCCGTGGTTGGATATTTCAAAATGCCGTCAAGGTTGCAAAAAATGTACGCGTTGGATTTAGCGCCGCAGTCATTAAGTCAGGCAAACGACAACATTTTAAAAGCGTGTTTAATTACAAGTCATTCAGATCCGCGAATTTTGGACGAAAAGCCGGAAAACGACGCAATTTATTTGACATTTAACATGTACGCGTCAACATTGGTTGAATTGTACAATTTGAATATTCAAAAAAAAAATTAAAGTACCGCATAACGGACGAAAGTAGCGAAGAACGGCAGATTAGCGCGTTGCTTCGCTATTTTTTTGGAATAAACCCGGACGAATTGGACGACGATAAATTTTACCAATTGGAAGGCGAATTAATGTTTGCATTGCATAAAGACGGCAAGTTGGAACGAAAATAAAATAAACATGAGTACAAGCAAAGTTGAATATATATTGTCGCTGAAAGATTTGTTTTCGCAGCAAATCAAAAACGCAACAAAGGACACCGAAAATTTAAACAAAGCCGTTAACAATACAAATTCGTCATTCAGCGGATTGGCGACAGTTGCGGCGGGTGCATTTTCAGTTTATCAATTAACAAATTTTGCGCGTTCAGTTATGGACGTTGGTTCGTCGTTTGAATCCGCAGAAATGGGGTTAAAAACGTTTTTGAAAACAAATGAAGCGGCGCATTCAGCATTTTTGAACATACAAAAAGACGCAGCAACAACGCCGTTTGATTTTCAATCTTTGTTACAAGCGAACAATGCGTTGATTTCAACCGGAATGAAGGCAGAATCAGCGCGTGAAGACGTTTTAGCATTAGCGAACGCCGTAGCCGGTTCGGGCAAAGGTTCGGAAGAACTGAGCAGAATGGCTGCAAATTTGCAACAAATTAAAAATTTGGGCAAAGCCAACGCAATAGACATAAAACAATTCGGAATTGCCGGAATAAATATTTACGGAATATTAGCCGACGCAATGGGCAAAAATGTTGAAGACGTCAAAGGAATGGAAGTTTCCTATGACATGTTAACATTTGCATTGAAAAAAGCGGCACAACAAGGGGGATTGTATTTTAATGCGTTACAAAACGCGTCAAATACAACAGCCGGACGAATGTCCAACTTAAAAGACAAATTTGACATGTTTAAAAACACTTTGTTTTTAGAATTAAAACCGGCGGTTAGTTCAATTATTTCGGGGTTGTCAACATTAATGAATAAAATTGTCGGCGGAATTGCATTTGTAAAAGAACACAAAGCCGCAATAATGGGATTGTCAGTTGCGTTGGGTTCGTTGTATTTGGCATACAATGCGCAAAACATAATTTCGTCAATTGCCGCAACAAAAACGGCATTAATGACAGCCGGGACATTATCGTATACCGTCGCAACCATTGCCGCAGAATTTGCAACGGGCGGATTTACAGCCGGGCTGTTAGCGTTAAAAATTGCATTAAGTTCAAACCCGTTCGGATTGGTTGTTGCAATTGTTGGCGTTGTTGTTTCAGCAATTATTTGGGCAGCCGTAAAATTCGATGGTTTCCGAAAAGTATTGAACGGAACGTGGGAAGTAATAAAAGGCGTCGGAATGGCAATATTTGATTATTTGGTTATGCCTTTGAAAATGGCAGTTGACGCCGTAAAATTGTTGTGGCACGCAATGACGGGGCAATGGGGCGAAATGAAAAAGGATCTTAAGTCAATGGGCGAAGCAATTGTTGCGCCATTCAAAGACATCGGACAAGGTATTGCAAACGCCAAAGCGGCATATAACGCCAAAGATTCAAAGAAAAAAACAACCGCAGACGTTGCAAAAGATAAACCAAAATTAGGAAAACAAGGCGGCGCAGCACCGGTAATGACACCAACAGCCGGGACAACAAAATCCGAAGCGTCAAAAGTTAGTCAACCGCAAGCGACACAAATTCACATTAATATTGGTAAATTAGTGGAAACGCAAAACATAAAGATTGAAAATGCAACCAAAGATTTTGCCGAAAAATTGCACAATGCAGTTGCGGAAGTATTGTTAAACGTTGTAAATGACACCAACCGAATAGCGACACAATAAGATGAAGATAATTATTCCAAATAATGAAACGCAATTAACGAATCAAGCAAAACAAACGATTCAGACTATTGCACCGAATTTAGTAAAAACGGGCGCGTTCAAGGTATTGTTGCCAAGTACCGCAAAAGCATTTGATACAGATAAAAAGTTTTCGGAACAATTGCCACAAACGGATGCTTATACAAATTCGTTTCAATCTGACCCCGTTTTATTGAATGGTAAACCTATAACATCATATTTAGGCAGTCAAGTATTTAGCAATTTGAATTTGGCAAAAAAAACAAATCCGGGGTTTCAAGTTTTGATTGATACGGCATTGTTCAACGTTACACAAACAAAAAACATTGTAACAACAGCAATTCAAGGGCGTAACGGAACAGTCAAAGAATATATTTCACAAGGCGATTACAAAATTACAATTCGCGGCATTATTTCCGGGTACAATGGAACATACCCGCAGACACAAACAGCGAACAAATTCGTTTCGCCGGTTGCCGATTTGTTAGAAATATGTCAAGAAAATACGGCGTTAACTGTTAATTCGTGGTATTTGAACCAATTTGATATTTACGACATTGTTGTTACGGATTTCACATTGGGACAGAATGAGGGCGAATTTGCCGTTCAAACGTTTGAAATTTCAGCGTTAAGCGACACACCGTTTCAAATCAATATTGTTCAATAGCATGTTAAATTTAATTTCAAAAATAACATTGAAACAAAATCCGGTTGAAACATACCCGGACAGAAACAAAGAAATCATTTTTGATTTTGTTAACAATATCGAAATTGCGTCGTCATGGCAAAATTTGTCAGACACCGGGACAATAATATTTCCCAAAAAATTGACGTTTAAAGATCAATTCGGCAACATTTCAAGTTGGGAAAAACAAAACGTCGCCATTGCAACCGGAAACACGCCGCCGTTAATTATGCGGGGCGATTCAATAACGATTGAATTGGGGTACAATTACGAATATCCGTCCGGGACGTTTAACAATGAAACAAACGTTGTTTTCAATGGGTACATTACAAGTGTCAACAATCGCGTTCCGTTGGAATTGGGATTTGAGGACAACATGTGGAAGTTGAAACAGATACAAGCACCGAACAAAACATTTAAAGCAACGGAATATACATTGGAAACAATGATTGCCGAATTGATCAAAGGAACGGGGTTCACATACAAAAACAAAATTAACGGTTCGCCAATTTCGACAAAGTTTGCAGATTTCACAACACAAAATGAAACAGTTGCGCAAGTATTGGAACGATTGCAAAAAGATTTTCGTTTTGAAAGTAGTTTTAAGGGTAACGAATTACGTTGCGGATTCATTGTTTATTACCCGGAAGACATGGACAAAAAAAATTTCAAATTTCAATACAACATTATTTCGGACGAATTAATTTACAAGCGTAAGGACGACGTAAAAATTGGCGTTGAGGTTCACACCCATAAAATGGTTTCAAACGGCACAAATAAGGACGGAACAACAAAATTCAAAACGGAAAAGGTTGACTATTTCGGATTTTACGACAAAAACAAATTGAAAATTGTAACGATTGAAAATAAACCGACAGCATTCGACGGCGAAATTAGAACCATTAACATGGTTAACATGCCGGGCGAAACTGTTCAATCGTATGTTGAAAAGCAATTGAACCGATTAAGTTATGAAGGTTGGCGGGGCGAATTTGAAACGTTCGGATTGCCGCGCGTTGAATTTGGTAATATTGTTCGATTAATTGACGACGTATTGCCAGAACGAAACGGAAATTACATGGTTAAAGCGGTCAACACAACGTTCGGAATGAATGGATTTCGACAAAAAATAACATTGGACATTAAAGTTGACGATTATTCGACGGCAGAAATAAACGCGGGGTTATGAGTACACACGCACGAAATATAAAAGAGGGAATCCAACGTTTGGCGGGAACGTTTGGAAAAGATTATTTATCAACGGTTGATTGCGTTGTTTTATCGGTTAACGAGCAAAAAAGAACATGTAGTGTAAAACCGGTAACAACGACAGCAATTACAGAATTTTCCGACGTTTATTTGTCAGCGAATCCAAACGACGGTTTTATTTGTTACCCTGAAATCGGATCAACAATTCGGGTTGCAGTCAACAACAAGGGCGACAAATACGTTTTGCAATTTAGCGATTTACAAAAGTTGCGAATAACGACGGGCGAAACTGAAATTATCGTTCAAGACGGGGAAATATTGTTAAATGACGGTACATTTGGCGGTTTGATTAAGATTGACGATTTAAAAACACAAATTGACAATATGTTAACCGCTATAAAATTAGCATGTGGGGCAGGTTTTAATGCTTTGTATGCTTTGGACAGCGGAGCAAGTTATACGGCATTTACCACCGCAGCACAAAACATTCAGAATTTGAATAAAACGACATTGGAAAATACAACTATTAAACACGGGCAATAATGGCAAATGATTTTTTACAAAATGACGGGGAAGATTTGATATTTGCAAATGGCGATTTTGCCGTTGGCGATTCAGAACAACAACACATTTCCGATATTATTTATTCCGCGCCGGGTTGGTACAAAGAATTTCCGGCGGTTGGCGTGAACATTCAACAATATTTATCGGGCGCGGGAATTTCCGACGATTTGAACCGAAATTTAAAATTGCAATTGCAATCGGACGGCTATTCGGTAACAACAGCAAAATTCATTCAGGACGGCGAAAATTTAATTTTAGACACAAATGCAACGCGAATATAAAGTTCAAAAGGGCGAATCGCTTCAAGACGTTGTCGTTAAATTATATGGAAGTTTGGAATATCAAACCAAATTTTTAGCGGACAATAATTTGTTGAGTATTGACATTACGCAATCGCAGTTGTACAATATTACGTATAAAATAAAATTAACCTATAAGTTAATTTCTAACGATAATTATTACACGACAATTTTAAAAAAAACATTAAATTCTGTTTCATCAGTTGTAGAGTTTATAGGTTATAATAATGATGTAAATGAAGTTGTTAAATGTATTAATGATAATTTTAACAATGCTTATTCAAATATTGTTCCAAAATGGGGTTTTTATTGGTCAGATAATCAAATACAAGGCGCTATTTATTCATCATTTCCATTTGGAAAAGAATTTGATTATGAAGTATTCGATTTAATTGAATTAATTAATTGTGAACCTTATTTTGAACCATTCACAGTAGTTTACGATGATTCAATAATAAAATCAGTTGTTCCGGCAATTACGCCGTCGCAAATGGAAACGGAATCAAATTTGAAAAAATACAAACCATTTAGTCAACAATCATTTTTTGACGTTTCATTGATAACAACAGGCGGATTGAATAACATAATTGCGTTAGCGTATCAAAATGACATTGACATTAACACATTCGATTCAGCACAAACGCCGTCAATTAGTTACTATATTGACGAAATAGAAAATCGAATTAATTATAATTTTATGCAAACGTTGACAGTTAAACCGGCGACAGCAATACAATTGGAAACATTCGTACCGCCAACACCGGGAACACATATAGCGTTCAATGAATCGTTCAGTAATTCATTTAATTAAAACATGGCAAATTTAAACAAGGCGGATTTACAGACGGACATAAACGGCAAAGTTTACGAAAACACGTCGAACGCAATAACCGGCGCAAATTTAAACACTGTTTTAACAGACATAAACGATTCAAAAGCGTCATTAAAAGACAACAACACATTTGACGGAACATTAACCGCTACAAACTTAAGCGGAACAAATACAGGCGACGAAACGCAATCGTCAATTATCAGCAAATTAACGTTCACACCTGAAAATGTAGCCAACAAATCAACAACGACAACGTTGGGAACGTCAGACACATTATACCCAAGTCAAAACGCGGTCAAAGTTTACGCAGACGCAAGGGAAACAGCGGCGAAAGCATACGCAGATGGATTGGTTGTTGGTTTGTGGGACGACAGGGGTACGTTTGACGCGTCGGGCGGTGCATATCCAACAACGGGCGGTTCAGGAACAGCGGGCGCAATTAAAAAAGGCGACATTTGGACAATTTCAGTTGCCGGGACATTGCCAACGGGACAAGTTGTTGAAGTGGGCGACGTTATCCGCGCATTGGTTGACACACCGGGAAATACACAATCAAATTGGGGAATTACTCAAAATAATATTGGGTACACAGCAGAAAACACGGCGAACAAATCAACGGACGTTATTACCGACCAAGCATCAAACACAAAATACCCAAGTGTAAAAAGTGTTTATGATTGGACAAATGCAACGTTTAGAAAACCACTTGCAATCAGACACGATTTGGACAGCGGATTTGATTATGTAGGTTACGCATTAAATGGAACGTCGGAAAGTTCAACGGGTTGGACAATTACACGATTAACAATTGATTCATCGGGAGTTGTTACGGCAACCATGACGCCAAATGTTGCAAGTTCATCTGTAACATGGGCAAATAGAAAAAATGGCACTTACACATACGTGAACAAATAAATTATGGCAAGTTTTTTATATTCAGGAACAACAGGAGGAAATTGGAGTACATCGGCTAATTGGACAAATATGGCTACAAATTTACCTTTGGCATCTCCAAATTTACCTACTTCAATTGATGATGTTTATTTACATAATAAAACAGTTATAATAGATTCAGGAGTAACAGTAAACGTTAATAAAATAAGCAATAAAGCAACAACAGGTTTTACTGTCAATGCAAATGCAGGAGGTACAGCACAAATTACAATTACAAATACATACTCACCAACAATAACAGTGGGTGCAGGTGGAATCGAATCAAGTCAGTTAACAACGGCAGGTAATACAATAACAATTTTAGGTTCACCAACATCACAGCCATCAGTAATGCAAATATTGTGCAGTGGGGAT